CTTATTACTTCGTATAGCGTTGGGTACTATGCTCATCCATCATGGTTATGAGAAACTAGAGAACATTGAAAACTTTGCTGATGCATTTGTACGACCATTGCATCTCCCATTCCCAATCGTCTCCTCATACTTTGCAGCATTTGCTGAGATTGTGGGGAGTTGGATGGTTATCTGTGGACTAGGCACTCGTCTGGGTGCCTTAGCAATCTTAGGCACAATATCATTCGCAATTTATCATGCCCTAGTTACATCTGGATTTAACATTTACTTGTTAGAACTTTTAGTTCTTTACTGGGGAGGTGCAGCATGTATCGTTCTCAGTGGTCCAGGTAATTTCTCAATAGACCATCTCATAAAACGGAGACTTACAAATGATTAAATCACTCTTCAGTATTATGTTTGCTGCTCTAATGTGGGTGCAAGTCCCACAATGGAGTGACGATTGGTCTAAGTGTGCAGTAGATGTACCAGACACAGCATGTCATTGGTACATCACAGCACCAGATAATACATTTGGTGAGGGATTTAGTTGGGCTAACTCCCCTTGGTTTAGCGTTGAGGGTCTCCGTGATATTGGAGAACTTCACAACACAGTTCAATCATTACAGGAAGCATGATGAATAGTTTTGAAGTAACGCTATACTTTATATGCTTTGCTCTCATTGCAGGTGGTGCCTTCGCTATGATGTGGGCCAACATTCAATCTATTAACGTAGAGATGAATACACCTAAACCAAAACATCCTGAAGCACCACAAGCAGGTGAAGAATTGATGTATGTAGATCTATCCAGAGAAAAACTGGAAGATCTATACAATAAATAAAACAAATCTAAAATTATTATGTCTTGTAATCTTCGCGTCAAAATGTTGGATGCTCTAGTTGCTGATGCTAGTGGTAATATTGCCAAAGCAAAAGCAAACGTAGAAGTATACTTACACAACCCTGTTGGTATTGGTGAGCACCCTGATGTGCTTGCTGCTATTCAAGAGCAGGTAGATATCATTGCTCATGAAGAAGAACGTATCGAAGTTATCGGTAAGCACTTTAGTGATCATGAGTAGAGGATGTTGTGGTGCTGGGTGTCCAGACTGTCCATTCAGACCACCTCCTAGACAGACCACCACTCCTTGACTGGGGTGGTTTTTTATTGTATATTGATAGAGTTAACCACAAAAGCATGAACATCTTTGTTACGGACGAATCTCCGAATAAGTCTGCTGAGGTTCTACCTGATAAGCACATCGTCAAGATGCCCCTAGAGACCTGTCAGATGCTCGCTATAGTCGCCTCAGACAAGTGGGGGCATGGTTATGGTACTTTGCCTAAGGCAGACGGTACACCATATGCTACAGAGAAGGGAGCGTTTCGTAATCACCCTTGCACCAAATGGGCAAACGAGACTGTAGAAAACTCTAGATGGCTGCTTGCTCACGGTATTGCACTATGTGAAGAGTATTTTAATCGATATGGTAAAATCCATACTTGCTTTAAGACTCTCCTTGCTGCTGACGAAATCATTCCCTATGTAAAATGGAATGATCACACACCCTTTGTATTTGCTGGACCTGATGAGTTCAAATATGATACAAGTATTGATATCTTTACTGCGTATAAAATGTATATTTCATCCAAACCATGGGTAAAAGATAATTATCTTCGTATCCCAAACCATAAACCAAATTGGGTATAGTATAATGGATAAAATAGATACGCAGGGCATGAGCCTTCCTGGTAAATCAAAGAAACCAAGCAGTTATGATCCTATGCCAGTAAAAATTCGTACAATTTTCACACCAGAAGAACGTATTGAGTTGAAACAAATTATTCATGAAGCACTTGACGAGAGGGAACAAGCATGAAGTTCAGAGCATTAGTATTCATCCGACTACGATCACAGGTGGATGACTCACCAGGTAATGCCGTGAGAGATGCCTGTAAACGAATGTCTGAGTTGAATATTAAGAAACTCAGATTGGGTAAGGTCATTGATGTTTGGTTGGAAGCAGAGACCAGAGAGTATGCTGAGAAGGAACTTGAGATGCTTTCTGATAGATTTCTTGCTAATGCAGTCATGGAAGACTGGGACTATGAACTGACTGAGATTGAAGACTTTCCTAAAGGTATTGAATAATGGATGATTTTAACACACCAGGATCAAATAAGTCTTGGATGGATGATGGATTCAAGAAGTATGCTGCTGAATGGCAACTCAATAATATTGAGAAACTATTGGATGCTAAGGTAGAACGTTGTCGTGTATACAACAGTGATAACCGAGATGAAGTATATAATAAAATTACTATTACATACAAGGTAAAGGATGATGGACATTCCGTATAAAATATTTGATGATTTTCTTTCTGAGGATGATAAAGAAACAGTTTTAAATTTTTGTACGAATGCAAGATATGCTTATGGAGAGGCTGATGGTGAATCTAATTTTATAGATTATGTACCATCAGGAATGTCTAAAGATATTATTATATTTGACCCTCCTTATAAAATTTTTTCAAACAAAATTGTTAAACTTTTCCCAGAAGTAGATGGTTTAAAATTGAATAGAATGTATATCAACTGCTTTGCTCCAAATGAAAATACATTTTTTCATGTTGATGGAACTGCATATACTTTTCTTTATTATCCACAAGATGATTGGGATATTGATATGGGTGGAGAAACGCAATTTTATATTGATGATACCATAATAGGATCACCACCAAAACCAAATAGAATGATAATGTTTAATGGAGAAACTTTATTGCATAGAGCAATGAGTTTTAGAACTCAGTATAGATTTTCTATTGCTATCAAATACGACCTTGACTAAACTTTAATAGTTGTGCTATAACTAGGGGGTGTAAAACCCTCTTTTTTTATGTTTAAACATATTTTACCATTACTTTTGCTTGCGAGCCCAGTGGTGGCGGAACCTGTAACTGAAAATGAATTTAATACTATGCACTCTATGGGGTGTATGATTTTGCGGGAATGTACTGATGGAGTCGAACAAGTCAACAATATTTTGGATATTTCTAGTCAGTATCCTAATACTGACGATTTCTATCCTGTTGCTGATGAATTCAATGGAATGCTCTCCTCTCTCAGTAGGGTCGGAGTTAACGTGTTTCTAGCAGATCAAAAATATTTTCCAGAAGGACATCGTGGTGTCTACCATACTGTCTCTAATAATTTCTTTCTAAACAGAAAGTATATGAATCGTCCTGGTACACTGATGATGGTCATGCGCCATGAAGGTTGGCATGCTGCTCAGGATTGTATGGCGGGTACGATTGATAACAGTTTGATTGCTATCATCAAACCAGAGGATGAAGTTCCTATGATCTGGCGTGTGTTAGCCGAACGTACATATCCTAAGTCTGCAGTGCCGTGGGAAGCAGAAGCAGGTTGGGCAGGTAGAACAGAGAACATGACTATGAATGCCTTAGCAGCGTGTGCTGCTGGTGAAATGTGGAAAGTATATCCACCAACCCCACTCACAAGAAAATATCTTGTTGATAAGGGTTATATACAGTAAAATGAATACACTGATTAATTACATATCTGCTTTTTGGACAGTTGTCGTTATGAATTGTATTCAACCGGTCAACTGGAAGTATTGTTACCGAATTGATCAGTGGTTAATTCCAGATCTTTATTATGGTGTTCAAATATATCTTGATAAAGATCATAAACTATTGTATAAATCAGAAAAAGATTATTTAAAAGAACATGAAAATTTTCCTAGACACAGCGGACACTGAACTGATATCAAAATATTTCAGTACAGGATTAGTTGATGGTGTAACAACAAACCCATCTTTGATTATGAAAAGTGGTAGGAATCCTGAGGAAGTCTATCAAGAGATTAAAGATATTGGGGTTCCAGATATCAGTATGGAAGTTATGGGCTCCGATCTTGAAATGTATGATGAAGGAATTCGTCTTTACGAAAAGTTTGGTAACGTCGCTACCATTAAAGTTCCTTGCACACGCGAGGGATTGATCGTCTGTAAGCGTCTCTCTGAGCAAGGCATTAAGGTAAACGTCACATTGATCTTCTGTGCCTCTCAGGCGGTCCTAGCAGCGAAAGCGGGGGCAACATATGTCTCACCTTTCGTAGGACGCCTTGACGACCAATCTGTAGCAGGTCTAGAAGTCGTTCGATCTATCTCTGAACTCTTCCGCATTCATGGATATAGAACTAAGGTTCTCGCTGCTTCTATCCGTAATGTTCAACGTGCAATTCGTTCATGGTATAATGGTGCTGAGATTGCAACGATGCCCCCTAGTGTTCTAGAACAAATGTATGATCATATTCTGACCGACAAAGGTATGGAAATCTTTGAGCGTGACGCAGAGAACATTAAAAAGTAATATATAAAACAGCAAAGAAACAAAAATGGCTACTTACGACATTACTATTCAAAGTCCTGATGGAGAACAAACCATCACATGTGAGGACGATCAGTATATCCTTGACGCTGCAGAAGAAGCAGGTGTAGATATTAATTACTCATGTCGTGCTGGTGCTTGTTCATCATGTGCAGGTAAAATTACTAGTGGAACAGTTGATCAGAGCGATCAATCTTTCCTTGATGATGATCAGATGGAAGCAGGATTTGTGCTTACATGTGTAGCATATCCGACATCTGATTGTGTTCTTATTACTGACCAAGAGGAGAATCTTTACTGATGAAAACTTTTATTATTTACTCTAAAGATAGTTGCCCATACTGTACCAAAATTGTTCAGTTGATACAGAGAGCTGAACAAAAACATGTTGTATATAAACTAGGTCGAGAATTTCAACGTGACGATTTTTTTGCCGAATTTGGAGAGGGATCTACCTTTCCGCAAATTATTCTTGAAGGTAAAAAACTTGGTGGTATGGTAGAAACTGCACAGTATCTCAGGGAGAACAATCTAGTTTAGTGGTAGTACAAATGGACGAAGAAATCTACGACATCGTAGAAAAAGCGGTTGACTATTCTTTCAATCATAAGTTTCCTCTTAAAAATTTTTATACTTACTTACTACATAGAAAATATAAAAGAACTGATGTTCAACAATTTTTAGAAAGTTCAACAGTAAAACATATTGAGGAAACTGTGGATGATTTAACTGAATATCTTAAAGGTGGTCAAGATCGACCGCATAAAGCTCTTAAAGAGGCGTATGGATTTTTAGGAAAACCTGAAGCAAGAAAAGTTAAAGCATATCTTCAACAAATTATTGACGATGCAAGAAAGTATCATTATGACAGAAGACCAGGAAGACGGAAAAAGAAATCTAAATAGTTCCGATCTCGGTATTAACCGAGGATTTGAATTAATGTTAAGACAAGATACTGAGGAGGAAGATCGAAAAAAAATTCATATAATTTTCGGAAAAGTTTTATCTCTCTTTAAAAAGGAGATAGGATTTCATTTTGAATTTTATTATGATAATAAAAGTAAGTAAATCCTGGGAACTAGAGACATGTTAGCAGTAACTCTCACCATCGGTACACTCGTATCAATAATGTTCTTTTTTGTTGGAGGTGTGGTAGGATGGTTAGCAAAGGATCATGCGTATCGAACGCAACCAGTTTATATGCATCCCGAAATGTTTGATGAGAACGGAAATGTTCTTCCAGATGAAATTTTAGCAGTACGATTTGAAAACGGTTATGACGAGCTCGACGAAGAAGAAGACGAATGTGAATCTTGATTTACCACCAAATCCATTCATGTATGAAGTGTTGGATCTTGCAGTAAAGCAAAGGTCTAAGGCAAAAAAAATTGAAGTCCTTCAAAAATATTCATCAGACCACGTTAAAGTGGTTCTTGTTTGGAACTTTGATGAGAGTGTTATTTCTCTTTTACCACCAGGAGACGTTCCATATGGTAATCTTGTAGAAGATGGATCTTCTAATGGAAACTTATCTCAAAAAATTGCAAATAGAACCAAAGGTGATTCTATTGCTTACAACGGGACTGAAGAAAATTTAAAAGCACAGAAGTCTTCTATTGCAAATGAATATTCTAAGTTCTATAATTTTGTTAAAGGTGGTAATCCATCTTTGAATTCTATTAAGAGGGAATTGATGTTTATTAATATCCTTGAAGGTCTTCATCCACGCGAGGCAGAAATTCTTGCATTGGTTAAAGATAAAAGACTCTCAGAGAGATACAAAATTACAAAAGATATTGTATCAGAAGCTTATCCAGATATTTCATGGGGAGGTCGTAGTTGAAAATTAAAATTATTAATGCACAGTGCGACCCTAATCTTGCTGAAGATCGGGGTCTTCCCACTAATTCATTCTTAATAGAGTATTTGCAGGATGGAATCACCTGTTTTGATTTAGTTATGGCTAACAAACAATCAGATATCTTTGACCACTATTGGGATAACTATCGTCGCGATTTTAAAAATATGACTCAAACCCAAGGTAGAATTAATCCGAGACTTTGGGGTGCTCAGCAAACTGGAGGTAAAAAAAAGTGAGTGGATTTGGAAACAAAGAAGAAAAAAAATCTAAAACAAAAATCATCAATGAAGATGAAGTTGGAAAGTTGATGAAAAAATATAAGCGTATTAAAAAATTTATGAATTCACCAATACATGAATTGAAACGCATTGATGGAGAGAAAACAATTGTAGAAGATTTGTTAGATGAATATCACGAAGAGTTAGATGATTATCAAGAAAGAAATCCTGATGCATTGACTGAAGGGGAGGAAGGTGAAGACCATTATGCTCAAGACCGTGTTGATTATCAAGTAGGACTTGAGAATTACTTGAGTAGGAAAGGTGGTGGACAAATGTATGGTGATAACGGAAAGCATCAGGGATTTGATTAATTAATTCCAAAAATCGGGGCAAAAAAACTCCGGCAAATTTTGCTCGCACGGGATTTTTATAACGTTTGTTCTGATACCAAAACACTTGACTAAATATTGTATAGGGTCTATTATAGACCTGACGTTCATCCGAGAGATCGGACGCAAGTAAGTCGCGGAACGGAGCCGTTCATCCCATGTTAGACATTCTATTGTATAGCACCCTCACCTGTGCTCAAACAGACGCAATTATATTGCGGATGGAAACCAATGAATTTATTGACGTTGAGTCAAAGATTGAATTGGTTAAGGTTGTTAGGGAGTCTACACC